CACCGACCGCCTCGGCATCATACACCTGGGGCGCACCGACAGACGGCTACATCGGAATGTGCCTCTTCGACAGTCGGAAGGTCGGATACATCGGCATGAGGCAGGACCTCTTTGTCGAGGACTACCGCGACCCGCTCCGCGACCTCGCGGGCGGTAAGGTCTCCATGCGTGTTGCCTGCCAGTACGGGCTCGCCAATGCGATCGGCCGCGTCGAATACGGCGGAGCGTAAGCCAGAGGGAGACAATCCCTCATGGTTTTAAGCACGGCGAACTGCGGCAAGTATCTCACCCGGAGCTACGAGCGGGACAAGAACGCCGGAGAGCTGGACAGCAGCACCCTGACCGAAGCGGAGATCGAGTACCTCGAAATCCAGGATGGGGAAGGCGCCATAAAAGACAGGCTGGAACGAGATCGGGAGGAGACCGATGGCATACTGTACTTACACTGAAGTCGAGCTGGAGATCGGCACGAGCCACGGTACAGTCACGACCACGGACATCACCAACATGATCACACAGAGCGACAAGGAGATCGCCGGCATCCTCCGCCGCAAGGGCCTCACCGCGCCCACCGGGGCAAACGACGATCTCAACATCGCATCGATCCAGCTCACTATCGCCAAGGTCAAGCGCCGGCAGTCTCACGAGCTGAGCCGGCCGGGGTCCCTGAACCTCGGAGGGGATATCTCCTTCAGCACCCAGCCGGAGACCGAGGCCGTTGCTGCAGAGGCCAAGGCCGCCGATGCGATCGCCGCATATATTGCATCGGTGAATGGCAGCGGCATCCGGGCATCCCGTGTCAGAACCACGAGGTGCCGGTAAATGGTCCTCCCCGCAGTCTTCCTTATCCATACCTGCACGATTGTCAGCCGGCTGGGAAAGAACGTCAAGCAGATCGCGATCGGCACCATCACCGGCACCTTCGCGGTCGGCCAGACCATCACTGGCGGCACCTCCCATGCAACCGGCACGATCTACGCCGTGGGCGCAACCTACCTCCAGTATGTGGTCCTCACCGGCACATTCTCGTCAGGAGAGACTATCACCAGCGCCACCGGATCCGCGGCCAGCACTGCAGCACCGACCGATGCCCTTTCCCAGGGCGTCCCGATCGTAGTGGCTGCCACGCAGTCAGGAGTCGCCTGCAGGTTTGTCGGGCCAAGGTCCACGAAGGTCGACCTCGAATCCGGGCAGCGGTTCCAGAACCTCGCGAAGGTCCTGCTCCCTACCGGCACGGTCGTCTATGAAGGCGACGAGATCACCGGCAGCAACACCGGGTTCGCCCGGAAGTACCGGGCGGTCTCTCCCAAGCAGGTCTATGAGGCAGCTGCAGCCACGGTCTCGCATGTGAGCGTCGAGCTGGAGGCGGTCAATTGAAAACCGAGGACCTCAGCGATCATGACCTCCTGGTTGAGCTGAATGTGAAAATGGATGGCGTCATCGAAGCCAACGCCTCGCTCAGGAAAGCCATGTATGGAGAGGATGGGCAGGGCGGCCTGTGTGGGCGGGTGTCAAAGCTGGAGCAGTTCCAAAGCACCCTCGTAGGTATTGCCATTACTCTATCAACAGGGGTGGCGATCATTGGCAACTGGATCTGGATCCGGCTCACAGGAGGATCCTGATGCCCACCTCCATGAAAGTCGAAGGCATGGACCACCTCCTCGCGAAACTCGACCGCATCAAGATGGACACCCCCCGGATCCTCCGGGCCGAGGCGAAGGCCGGCATGGTCGAGTTCGTCCAGAACCCGGCAAAGCAGAAGTGCGCCCATGACACCGGCACGCTCCGCAGGGAGATCCACACGGAAGACCTTGTCGACGGCGTCCGGACCGGCACCAGCCTCAAATATGGTATCTATGTCGAGTTCGGGACCGGGCTCTATGCCGAGAATGGCAAGGGCCGGAAAACCCCCTGGGTCTTCCGGTATGCCGGCCGAAAAGGCAAGCCGGGCTTCCGGTACACCAAGGGTATGAGAGCCCAGCCGTTCCTCCGCCCGGCATGGGATGAGGGCAAGCCGAAGGTCCTCTCACGGATCAAAAACGGCATCGGGGGCGTCGTGCGGTCATGACCCATATTGCGACCTGCATCCTGGAGCTGCTCAAAGCCAATTCGGGAGTGAGCGCGATCGCAGGCGATCGGATCTACCCCGACTCCCTCCCGTACACGGACCCGGTCCTGCCGGCCCTCCGGATTACCCTTGTCGACGACGTCCCGGACGATGATGTCCCGGACCTCTCGACCGCACGGGTCCAGGTCTCCTGCTACAGCAACCCGCAGGAAGTCAACGGGATCAAGGACCCCAAGGAAGTCGAACAACTCGCGGCTGCCGTCAAGGCGGCCCTGCACGCCCCGGACCTGAAGAAGACCCCCTTGTCGCAGACAGTCAACGGGGTCGTGCACTACATTTCGAGGATGAAACTCTCAAGCGAACGCAGGTTCCGCGAAGACCAGACGGACTACTACCACAAGCCGATGGACTTCATGGTGACCTACAGGACTGATTGAAGATGACAGACGATATCATTTCGGAAGATGTCCCCCAGGGATCAGAGGTCCGCTGGTACGCCGGCGGGACCTACAAGACGGAAACGCATACGGTTACTGCAGGTGAGGCTGCTGCAGGCGGGTTCGCCCTCGCGAAGACAGCCGATTACGGCTCGGTCTGGGCGGCCAAGGTCGTCTCGGACGTCCGGACGCCGCTCGCGGTCGAGGAACAGGTATCAGCCGGAGTATGGGCGACAGAGGCAACCGGCACGGACTTCGTCAAGTATACCGGCATTGCCGAGAACGACGTGGTCGAGCTCGCGTATGTCGATGTCGACACCTCGGCGCTGGTCCATATCGCCACGGCGAAGGATGTCAGTTTCACCGGGACCGCCGAGACTTCCAGCGAGAGCGTCCACGGGCAGGCCACCAAGATCCAGACCAGCGGCGCGATCGAGAACAAGGCCACGCTCAACCAGCTCGCCTATACGCTCGATTTCGTAGCGCTCGTTTACGGTGACAAGGTCGACACCGAGAACGAGACCACTCCCATGAAGAAGTTCTCGAACAAGACCCATGCCTTCAAGGAGATTGGCTGTCTTGTCGGGAAACGCCGGGACGAGAACAGCACCATCACCCGGAAATGGTTCCTCATGAACGCCAAGGGCACGAGCGCAAACCACAACTTCCCGACGACCGCGAAGTATAACGACGCCTTCCAGTTCCAGCTCTCGCACTACATGGACGTCATCCTGGAGTGATCCGGGATGCGAAAACAGACGGAAAGCGCCGAGCTCTGCAAACGGTTCCGGCAGCAGTTCGCCGGGACGAAAGCCAATGAGGATGAACCGGGGGAGGCCACTGACCGGTCTTCCCCTCTCACCCTCCAGCAGACCTACCAGATCCGGTTCGACCGGGCGGACGTCAAGGCGATGGAACGGGCGCTCGGCATCGGGTATCCCGACTTCACCCGGCGCGGGATCTTCGGCAGCCAGGTAGCGACCGAAGTCTTCCTCTGGCGCGGCCTGCGAGAGGAGGATGAGAAAGGCGAGCTGGTCCACGTCTTCCCGATGAACGATGCCGGGAAGGAACAGGCCGGCGAGCTGCTCTGGTCCTTCATGCAGGAGTCGGAGAACCCGGACGACATGGGCCGGCTCTACCATGAGATCATGGAGGGCTTCTTCACAGCGAAGATCGCGTACCGGGCGGTAGCGCCGAAAGACGGAGCCGGGAAAAAGGGAAAATCCGAAGGGAAACCGCCAAAAAACTGAACGACCTGATGGCGGTCCTTGAACCGGCTGCCATCAGGTGCGGGCTAATGCCGGAGGACACATGGAGGATGACGATCGCGGAGATCATCGCAGTGATCACGGAACGCATGAAGGAGAAGGACAGCTGGCAGACATTCCTGGACATCCTGAACGGGCAGAACTGCGCCGTCAATATCGTAGCCCATGCACCGAAAGCCCATCCGAAACCCCGGGACTTCATGGTCACGGAACGCTCGAAAAGGGGGCGGGTAAACCGTGAGTGACACGGAAGAGCTCTGGGTCTGGCTTCACTGGAAAGATGACGGCTTCCAGTTCCAGGTCGACAAGGCCAAGTATTCCCTGATGGAATGGCGCGGGGAGATCGCCAAGAGCGAGAAAAGCCTGCTGGAATGGGGGGCTGCCTTCGCGCTCCCGATCGCTGCAGCGACCGCGATGGTCGTCACAACAAACGAGCTCATCCAGGCCGCCGAGCGATATCAGGACCAGGTCCAACAGTTCGCATATGTCACCGGGATGAGCACCGATGCCACGCAGAAGTGGCGGGCAGCCGCGATCGCCACGGATACTGATTTCGGGGCCTTCACCCAGTCGATGCAGTATCTCAACGCTACGATCGGGGACCAGGGCGCTGCCGGAGATGAACTCCGGTCCAAGCTCGACGCGCTCGGGATCCAGTACCGGGACGCAAACGGCGACCTGATCGACAACGACACCCTGATGAGAAACATCCTCGCCAGGCTCGGTAGCATGTCGACCGCCCAAGAACGGGATGCGGCGGCAAAGGCGATCCTCGGGAGGTCGTGGTATAACCTCGCCGAGATGATCAACAATGCGGATGATGCCCTGGTGGCGTATGCAAACCATGACCCGGCCTTCAGCCAGGAAGACCTCGACAACATCGACGAGTTCAAGACGAAGTGGGCGGAGCTCGCGGACCAGGTCGAGATTGCCAAGGCGAGGATCGGGCTGCCGATCGCGAATGCCCTGCTTGGTGTTGAGGATCTCGGGGCTCTTGTCGGGGTGGAAGCGTCTTCGCTCGTGATGGGCGTTTCCGGCACCATCGACTTCCTGAAAACCGGGAACCGCGCCGGAATGGTCGAGGCCGGAAAACGGATCTTCAACCCGGCAGCCTACACCCAGGACGCTCTCGCAGCACAGCAGGCGGCAGCCCTGAAGACCGCTGGCGGGGGGGGCACAGCAGCTGAAAAGACATTCACGGACAAGTATGCCGGTCTTTCCGGCAATGATCTCCAGATGAAGATCATCGAGGACCAGCTCGCCACGGCGATCGAGAACCGGAACAAGGCCCTCACTGAAGCCGATTACGATAAGTATTCCCTGCAGATCGCGCAACTGACCGATAAGGAGATCGCCCTCAAGGACTCAATCGCCGAAACCGCAAAAAAGGCCGAGGCTGATGCTATCGACAGCCTGACCGCCGCCACCGACAAGTACGCCGATTCCCTACAGAGGGTCGTGGACCTTGAGCAGGACCGGGTGGATATCACCGCAGACACCATCGAGGATCTCGAAGATGCGGTCGGGCTTGGCGGCGACCAGTTCCGGTCGATTATGAAGAATTACCGGCGGTCGATGCGGGAGAGCGATCAGGACCTGGGTATAGCCGGGGAGAATGTACGGGCTGCGGGCGCTGCGGTCTATAACGAAGCCACCGGGAACAAGGTGAAGTCCGGCGATCTCATCATCCAGCTTGACGGCAAGGAGATCCGCCGTGTCAAGGGCGTGGCTGACACCACCCGGAACGAGACGATCTCCCTGTCGGATTCCGATCTCACCAAGGCGGGGGTCCGGTTGCTATGACGGTCGTCTGCACGTTCAATTCCGTCACGGTGCCAACCCGGCACGTTGTCAGCGAGAAGATGGTCGGCACCGCAGGGGCGTATGGGTATGAAGTCGAGCTGGAATGCGCCACGAAGGACCGCACCCAGTACACAGCACTTGCCGCCCTGTTCGGCCATACCGGGCAGGACCTCCTGCTCTCCGGCCATACTGCGGTCACCTCACCGCTCGGCACCAAGGCTTCCCTGGTCCTGAACGGCACCACGTATACCAACTGCTATATCGCGGACCTCTCGAATATGGAGGCGGACGGCACGCAGCTGGGGCTCTGGATCTTCAACATCAGGTTTGTGAGGGATACATCATGACACTGACAAGGCTCTGCATCGCGGTGCTGCTGGCGATGGCTCTCATCATCCTCCCTGCAGTCGCGAACCAAGTGGTGAACGGCGACTTCGAGACGGGAACGATCGTAGGGTGGACGACCGACTGGGGCAACGTATCGGTTACGGCCCCGGCTGCGTATAACAGCACCTATGGCGCGAACCTCTCATCACTCAGGGACGACGACTACACCCGGATTTACCAGGAGGAGATCGACTTCGACGACGCCGCGTATAAGCTCTCGTTCGCGCTGAACATCACCGGCCCTACGGTCTATCCTCTTTTCAGGGTGATGGCGCAACCGTTTGACGGCGACGCGGAGTTCGTGTATTCCCGGTCCACCAAGACGACCGGATGGGAAATTATCGAGATCGACAGCTCGGCGTATACCGGGAACTACACGATCCAGTTCGACGTCGAATCGCAGGACCAGAATGCGACCTACGCATACGTCGACAATATCATGACGGACCCCCGGTACGTCACGGCAGCGTTCACCTCCGATAAGACGACCGGGCCGGCCCTGCTGAACGTCCAGTTCACCGATAACAGCGTCAACAACCCGACCGCATGGGTCTGGAACTTCACGAACTCCTCCACCACCGGGGGCAACGGCACGCCGTTCACCTTCTCGACCGCCAAAAATCCCCTGGTATCCCTCGGTCCCGGCAACTACTCGATCGCCCTGAACGCCAGCAACATCCACTGGGCCAACACCTCACCGGGCCCGTACTGGGTCAACGTCTCTGCGTCGGACGGCGGGACCACGCTGATCATCATCATCCTCAACTACATCCACCAGCTGCTCGGGTACCTGCCGGCCGCGCTGGTGACAGGAGGCTGAAATCATGGTACAGAAACTGAAAAAATCCACGGCATCCCAGGTCATCCAGATCGGCCCGTTCCTGGACGACGACGACGGGATCACCCCGAAGACCGGGCTCACGATTGCGAATACCGATATCCAGTTCCTCAAGGCGGGAGGCACGTCGTTCGTTAACAAGAACAGCGGCGGCGCAACCGAGATCGCCAACGGCTGGTACTACATCACGCTCGACGCGACCGACACCAACACCGCGGGCTCGCTTATCATGCGGATCAAGATCGACGACTGCCTGCTGCTCTTTAAGGAGATGGAGGTCCACGAGGAGTACGAGTACGCCCTCAACGATACCCTGAAGAAGATCCTCGCGCTGGAAGGCCCGTTCTTCACCGAGAACACCTTCACGTACGACGGCACGAGCGGCAAGATGACCGGGTCCACCAAGAAGTTCTACCTCACCGAGGCGGACCGGGCAGCTGGCACCAATGTTATCTACACCCTCACCAAGACCGCCACGTATGACGGCAGCGACCAGGTGAGCACCTTCGTCGGGACCTCCACATGACGGACGCCGGGCCTGACGTCAACCTTTTCACGGAAGGGCAGCTCGGCGACGACGCAATAGTGCGGGGCAGCGCGGGATACCTGCCGGTAAGCACCTTCACCGCGAATGTCATGGACTCGCTGGTATCGGTTGAGATCACTGACAGCCTGAACGACAAGATGATGCGCGGGATCTTCACCTTCTCCGGCAACGTCGAGCCGGCGTACTATGAGAAGTTCTCCTACGCGATCCCGGATTATTCCGGGACAAGCCAGGTCGTTTTCGTCGGGATCTTCGTGGACGGCGAGACGTCGTATAGCGCAGAGAAGGACCAGACGACCTGCATCGCGTACGACTTCTCCTGGTATCTCACGATGAACTACCCGCAGCTCACGGACCGCAACCTTCTCTCAATCATCGACCAGGACAAGATCACCTACTACCGGCTGGACTTCACGAATTATACCGGCCTCTTTGGGATTGGGGATATCATCACCGGCGCAACCAGCGGGCACATTGCGAGCGTCTGGGAGGTCGACCAGTTCGACCACTACCTCATTATCACGATTATCTCCGGTTCCCCTGATGGAGACGGCGACTATTTCACTGACACGGAATACCTGAAGGTCAATGGCACGAACATCGCCACGGCTGACGGGCAGACCGTTGTTTATACGGTGTCAGACTATTACCCGGAGGACTGGGTCGAGCGGCTGCTGGAGAATGTCGACGGCGGGGGCAGCACCGGGATTGACGCGTACCGGATGGCGAACTCCGCGACGTTGTGGGATACGATCCAGAAGACATTCTTCTTTGAGGACCTCGAGACGATCATCCAGGTGATCGACAAGGTTGCCGATTACATGGACTATATCTTCTACCGCCGGTGGGTCACGGTCGCGGGCAGCCCGAAACCCTCCGCGTACTTCATCCCGGAGGACGATATCGACAGCGCCACGGACGGCCTCGATCTGCCGGCGAAGGTCACCATCACCCCGACCTCGTATGCAGTTATCTCCCCGGCGCGGTACGAGCGGAAGGGGGGGCAGAACTTCAACCGGATCATTGTCAAGTGCAAGGCGCTTGCCAAATCTGAATGGTACAGGTCGGTCAAGGAGACGAGCGAGATCACTAATGGGAAGACCCCCCGGACCTACAAGGAGATCAATGAGGATATCTCCTCACAGGATGACGCGGACGACCGGGCGGATGACCTCTACGACTACTACTGCACCCCGATCCTGAAATACGACGTAACCCTGCGGGCCCGGTCCGACCTCCGGAAGCTGCAACTGCTCGCGTTCTCGGGCTTCACGCAGATCACATCCGGGGATTACCGGATCGTCGATATCCGGTACGTCTACGACCGAGCGGGCACCGTCAACCGCACGCAGGTGACCGTGATCCCGGACTCACAGTTCCGGGCGTATCTCCAGCTCAAACGGACATTCACCGAGCATATCTCCCGGATGCGGGCGGTGATCCGGGATATAAAGAACGGCGAGCCGGAGGTCGAGATCGGGACTGTCACGGACGTGACCGACGACGAGGTGACTGCGACTCTCGAGCAGGGCCTCACGAGCCTCTCCCGGGATGCCTCATGACAATCTCGCCGGGCGATAAGGTGATGACCTTCCGGGCGGCAGGCGGCAAGCGGGTCAGCATCCCGCTCTCCCCGGTGGCTGCCGGGGACAGGGTCGCAATCGTCCCCACAGCCGGCGGCAGGCGGGTCGCCGTCAAGCTCTCGCAGATCTCCGTGGGGGATAAAGTTGCGATCTTCCCGGCAGCGGGAGGCAAAAAGATCGCCATTCCTACGGATGCCATATCCTACTTCTCCCCGTGGGGCGGGGTCTACCGCTCCTTCATGGTCCATGACGACAAAATCTGGCGGATCGGCGGGCATGATTTCAGCGGATCGAACGATATCTGGAACACCCTGACCGCTACGGAATGGACCATGAAGATGCGGAACGCCGCATTTTCCGAACGGTTCGGGCACGTCGTCCTTTCATTTGGCGGTTACATCTGGGTCCTCGCGGGGGGTGGGACCTCAACAGTCTACAAGTCAGCGAACGGGACCACGTGGCAACTCGTCAACAGTTCCGCCCCGTTCTCCGGCTGGGGCTGCGCCGGCTGTGTCCACAACGGGAAGATGTATATTTCCGTCGATAAGAGGGTCTACAGTTCAGCCGACGGCATAACGTGGGATACCGAGACCACGAACGCGGCGTATGCGACCCGGCAGCGGCATACCATGACCTCCCATGCCGGGGGGATATGGATCATCGGCGGAACGGATAACGCCACGAATTTCTATAACGACGTGTGGTACTCTGATACCGGGCAGACGTGGACGGAGATCACAGCATCCGCCCTGTTCTCCGCAAGGATGATGCACACCGCGACAGTCTACGACAGCAAACTTTGGGTGATCGGGGGCCGGGGCGCTGCAGGCGCGACGTATAATGACGTCTACTATCTGGACAGCGGGGTATGGACGCAGGCGACCGCTTCCGCCGCGTTCTCCGCGAGATGGGGGCACTCATCATTCGTTTACGACAGCAAGCTCTGGGTGATCTCCGGCATCAACACCGGCGGCTCGCTTCTCTATGATGTCTTCAATACTACAGATGGGGCGACGTGGCCATTGGTGTTCGACGGACCGACCGGCTAAGGAATATCTTTATTTCCCGCGATAGTTTAAAAGAGATTATGCACAAGGGACTTCTTTTTTGCGCCGTAATCCTGATCGTAGCCGCTGCCGGCTGCATTGCCGCCTCGCAGCTCCCTGCAGCAACTCCTCCTCAAACCTCCTTCACAGCAGCGACGCCCGGGACCACCGTGCCGGCTACGACGTCGGTCCTCACGACCGCCCGGACGACAGCCCCGGCACCGACGGCAACCGCACCAACCGCAGCGCCGAGCAAGCCGCTGGCGGAGACCGTGACACTAAAAGGAACCGGCCCGTCATCGGGATCCTTTACGGTCGTTGCTCCAGGGAAGATCATAATAGATGCGGCATACGGGAACTCGCTCACGCCGTCCGTGACCGGGTGCTCCGCCGCCCCTTATCGGGTTACCCTCACCGGGAAGTCAATCGACTTCACGTTATTGAGCGGCCTGGCAACCACCCGGAAGAATTCCAATAAAGTGACATTTAACATCATCACCCCGGGGCAGTATAAGATCGTCTCCAGTGGCTGTTATGGATGGCAGGCGGTGATTACGAACGCATGAAACCGATAATGAAATCCATTGAGGACTTCTTCACCTTCGATGAATTCATAACGAGATATACGATCTGCATCGTCTACATCCTCGGGGTCGTCGTCCTGCTACTTGCCGGCATCTCTATTTGTGTTTGGGGACGGACCTCTCCCTGGTCATACAAAACTGCTCAGGAGGCATATATCGCGGGTCTGGGGGTAATATTCCTTGGCAACCTTCTTTGGAGGCTGCTCTGTGAGTTCGTCGTGGTGGTCTTTAAGATCAACGACTCGCTGATCTCCATCGATGAGAGAATGGAGTTAAAATAAGAGAGCCGGCAGCCCTACCGCACGCACATGCACATACCGGCCCGGCGCCGGTCCCCGGGATCCGCCACGGGGTAATGGGAGAGGACGGCCTGCGCTTTCTCGTCAATCTCCTTCCGGGCTTTCCGGACGCGGGCCCGGATATGGAAGCGGGTCATGATTTGTTAGGTTAACCTAAAACCTCTCGGAATATAAACCTTACCCAGAAATGGAGATATAGATTATCAAAAATGAGTATGCGAGGGAAGGGATTTGAACCCTCGAACTCCTACGAGATCAGGCCCTCAACCTGACGCCTTTGACCTGTCTTGGCAACCCTCGCCCATCTGCACTTGCGCCACGATATTGTGCCAGTCATTCGTCGAAGGCCCTCAACCTTGTACAGGACAATGGCGTAATATACGGCCTGCACCAACAAAAGATCATGGAAGTGTGGCACAAATTCAAAAACCTTGATTATAAAAATCGTGAATATTTATCGGGCTACCTGCGATCGCTGGAGCTCCGGAACCTGAGCGCACTGACAATCCAGAACAAGCTCTGGAAAATCTATACGTTCCTGATCTGGTATAAATTCCAGGACGCGAAGGCCGTGCAGCCGCACGATATCGAGGACTATTTCCTGCACCGGAAGAAGACAAAATCCCCGGTCACCGCGTTCCATGATGTCCAGGAGCTGGAACTTTTCTATCGCTGGCTCCTGCCGGAGAAGAAGATCGTCGCCTTCAAGCCAGCGAGGCCCCGGCACGAGATCCCGCCCGAGAAGGTCCTGCAGGCCGGGAACGTGGCAAAGCTCCTGGATGTCTGCGAGACCCAGCGGGACCGTGCGATCGTTGCCACGTACTGGGACAGCGCCGCCCGGCTGAACGAGCTCCTGGGCTGTAATGTCGGGCATGTCAAGTTTGACCAGTACGGTGCGGTCCTGACCGTCACCGGCAAGACCGGCCAGCGGCAGATCCGGATCGTGAGCGCCGCCCCGGATCTCCAGACTTGGATCGATAAGTTCCATCCGCTGAAGCATGACGCCGACGTTCCCCTTTTCGTCACCTCGCGGAAACGGGGGACCACAACCTACTCACGCCTAGATGAACGTACCGTCCAGAACCTCTTCAAGCGCCTGCGGGACCTTGCGGGGGTGCAGAAGAAGACGAACCCCCATGCCTTCCGGCACGGCAGACTGACCCAGCGAGGCAAGCAACTCACTGAATCGGAGCTCCGGAAGTATGCCGGGTGGAGCGAGCGGTCCGGCATGGCAGCAGTCTACGTGCACCTGTCCGGCCGGGATATCGACAACAAGATCCTGCAGATCGAGGGGGTGGACCTGAACCCGGAAGATCAGCCGGCCGACCCACTGAAGCCGGTCAAGTGCCCGCGGTGCGGGTTCCAGAATGCTGCAGGGTCCGGGTTCTGTTCGCGCTGCAGCAGGCCGCTCTCCCTTGAGGCCCTGCGGGATATCGAGACGCTGAAGACTGTCCGGGACGACGTGATCCGGGAGAAGGTAGGAAAGCCTAAATAGAGTTTATTCGATCTGGTTAACATTCATACAACCTTTAGGTTATCACTTTCATCCCCCGCTATGCTCTGTCCTTAATATCTGCCATGCGTTTGTATGGATACTGCAGGAGCGGGTGACCACTTTGTGGACAATTTTTATGGGCTGATAAAAAAGGCACTTGAAAATGAAAAAATCATTAATCTTATTGGTTCGAGGTCCGCCCTGATAAATTCCAAGCGTTGTAACGACGTAGAGGCTCGTCAAGAAGTTCCGGATGAGTGAGGAGGACATGCTGGATCATCTCAATCTGGCGCTCCGGATGCTCCCGGCGGTTGATATATTCAGTCACAGCTTCGTTCAGGATAACCGAGATCTTCACGTCTCGCTCTTTTGCATACGAAACGATCTTATCACTTTTCGATTTCGGTATTTTAAAACCATGAGGGATAAGCGGTTCAGTCCCCATTGTGCCACACCGGTTAACAAATGAGTGCTTGAGTATATCAAAATTACCGAATTTATATTTGTTTACGAATAGTGAACGTTGATAGAAAGTTTTTTAAACAAGTTGTGCACATTGTTTAATTGTGGTAAACAATGGGAAACAAGACACCACTGGATGAGCGGACAACCGATTTCATCGGCGCCCGTATGGACCCATTCCACGACGATCTCCTTGGGAAGATTCTGGCGAAGTGGATCTCAGAGGGCAAGAAGCTTTCGAAGGTCCCCATTGCTAATGCCGGGGTGGAGTTCATTGCGAAACAGGAGGGGTTGTACCCCAACTGTCACCTGATAACCGGCGAGCTTAAACCGGGCCTGTGGGATGAGGAGGCCGCGCTCCGCGAGAAGGGATATGACGATGATGACTTCGTAAATGAGGGCGTCCGATCGCTCGCGGCACGAGAAGGGTTGATGGATCGTACAAAGACTATCGTCAGCTCAGAAACCAAGGTCTGCGAGGGGGCCTGATCGCGCATGACCTCTGCAGCAGCCCAGTACCCGAGACAGGTCAGCCGTGAAGCCTTCGATATCTTCGCGCAGGAGGACCCGCTCGGTGCGCTTCTCGTCATGGAGAGCGGCAGGATTAAGATCGTCGAAAAGATCGGAAGTGTGGCACATGAATCAGGTAACAGCAAAATCTGAAAATGGCAGCCCGATTCCAGCGCCTTCAAACGAGGGAAAGGGAACTGCCAGCTATTCTGAATCGTCCGATGAAATCAAGGTATGCCCGGAATGTGGCGGGCAGCTCGTGTACGGCAGCCACGATCCCTGCGAAGGGTGGGCATTCTGGTGCCGTGACTGCGGGTTCGGCCCGATATGGGTGGAGGACCCGAAGGTTGTCTATAAGGCCGGCAAGGTGGTCGACGCGGAGGACCTGCAGAAGATCACACAGGCGGCCGCCACGGTGGACCGTCAGGACGAGCCGCTCGCGACCTTCAGGTTCCATGGCATGGACATCGTCGAGGTGCCATACGTTGAGCCGCCCATGCAGAAGATCGCCGCGATCGCGGAAGAGGCCCGGGTCCGGATCCGGAGGGGCGATGGCCGGGGCACCATCGACGACATGCTCCTCCAGATTCAGGTCCTCGCCGAGGGGGTGTAGGCGATGGAAGCACGAGACGAGGCCGCGAGCCTCAAGACCGACCCCCTCCCGACGCTGGTCGTTAAGGAGGACCGAACCATCCCGACGCAGATTCATTTCATCGACGGTCAGATAGAGGACCTGGAGAACCAGATCACGATCTTACGGGAGAAGCAGCAGAAGCTCACGGAGGACCGCGAGGGACTGCTGCAACATGCCGTTGAGACGTGCATCCTGGAGGATGACTTTTACCGGATCGTCCCGACACCGGTCTATGGCAACAAGACGGTTGATATCGCCATCCTCGAGCAGCATTACCCGGACCAGCTCACCCGGATCCGCGAGAACCTGAAAGCAGCAGCCGAAGAGAAGATGAAGGCACAGCTGGAGAAGGCCGGGACGTTCATCGCGCAGTCCGACGTGAAGGCGATCATCAAGGGAAAGAAGGACCTCGACCGGATCATTCATGCGCCAGCTGACCCGGTCCGCACCGATTACGTCCTCCTCGCGAAAGAGGAGGCTTGACCGCCATGGCAACGATCGTAGGCCGGGTCAGCGAGTACGACCCCTCAAACGTCATTGTCGGCGGGAAGATCATCTTCGTTCCCCCGGAGGACCGGGTACCGGCACAGAAGAACTTCCCTCCCGGATCATTCGCGAAGGTAACAGTCGAGAAGGGTACTGCCAGGAGCATGGTCGCCCCTTCAAAGGCAGAGATCGCGCAGGCCGAGGCAGATGAGGCAAGGGCAAAGAGCCAGGTTCCCGGCCAGCCCCCGGCCCCTGCAAAGGAGCCGGAGAACGCGAAGTATGTGACAGGGGAGTTCGTCGGGACCCCCGGTAAGAATGTCGTCCTGAAGGTTGATGGCTCCAAGAATACCTATAGCTGCGGTTCTGACCTGCTCCTGAAGTACCTGAATGCCCCGGACTGCCCGATTAAGCCCGGTGATATGGTCCGGCTCGGCCTGCTGGATGACCGCCGGGGAGACGGATTGGCAGCAGCCGGCATTGAGAGGATCGAGACGCAGAAACAGGATCCGGCGCCGGTCCTGAAGACTGCGGCGGAACTCAAGAAAGAAGAACAGCCGGCACCGCAAGAGCCTTGCACGTCCCCTGCGGCAACCGGTACCGTCAAGGAGATCACCCTCTCCGCCACGGTCAACCTCAACAACTACGAGAACCTCAGGATCGAGGCCACGGCGACCGACTTCCTGACCGCCCGCGCCTGCCTGATCGACAGCCTCCGGGCACTCGGCACGCAGTCGGCAGTCACCAGGGAGATCGTCGAGAAGTATATCCAGCGGACTTTCGGGGGTGCGTGATGCCCCCGCATAAGCCTAACCGATTCGAGGTCGAGCTCCGAAAGAATCTGGAAGTCTCGCAGGGAGAGCTCGACCGGGTGCTGGAAGAACGGAATCAGTTCGGAGCTGAGATCGCCTCCCTGACCGAGAAGATCGCAACCCTTGAGCAGCAGGCAGGAGAGAGCGACAAGCTGCGGGAGATATGCAAGCAGCTCGGCGGCGAGGTCCTCGAACTCAAAGCCCGACTGGAAAAGGAAAAAGAGGTCGAGGGAAAATATCGTGAATTTCTCTCCGAGGCCATCCAGAACACGGCAAAGGAGCACCGCAAACTGGAGATCGGTAACCTATTCTTGAGGGAGACTTGCAAAGGGCTGGAGCGCCAGAACGCGGCCATCCGCATGGCACTGAAGGAGGTGCTGTGAGATGCCCGCCTTCAACCCCGGCTCATTCACCATCGGCTACCCGATGCTGCTAAAATTTACCCGGGCCCTCGCAGCGCTGGTCTGTGAGTGCCGCGTCCACATCAAAGATGGGGAGGCCCGGGTCTTCACCGTTGATTCTGCGAATGTTGGCCTGATCGATATCAGGATGGCGGTCCAGGGTTACCCGGGCAGCGCAGTCCTCGGCCTGGACATCGCGCAGCTCGATTCGGCGCTCCGGTGCATCACGGAAGGAGAGCCGGCACCGGAAGGCACCGTGACCCTCTCATGGAGCGCCGGGAGGGATCCGGTCCGCCCCTATCTTGATATCGACGGAATCGGGAAGGACCGGTACCGTATCGAGACGCTTGACGAAACGACCATAAGGAAAGATACGGTCGGGTTCAAAGCCGATCTCCCCGCGGTATTCTCTTGCAGCGGTGATGACTTCGCCCGGGCCGTCCGGATCTGCGGCGTCTTTTCTGATAAGTGCCGGATTGAGGTCCTCAAGACCGGGGTCGTCACCATGGCGGCGATGGGCGACACCCGGACCCAGTGCAAGATCCCGATCGCGATCTGTGGTGGTTCCGCAATCGCGGCATCCCTGTTCAGCCTCGACTACCTGAAAGACCTTTCTCGGGTGCTTGCCGGGCACCAGTTATCGGTCGAGATGGGCACCGACCATCCGATCCGGATAACGGCAGCGATGGCGCCGGGGCTGACTGTTGCATATGCGCTCGCCCCCCGAATAGAATCCGATGATACGCTGACTGATACTGCGGGGTGGTTGTGATGCCCCCTGTTTACCTCGGAGCGACCGTGAACGGGCAGGTAATCCGATACCTGCATAGCACCCCGGTCGCTCTGAAGGATGCGGAAGAACTCGCGAACGATCTCAACCGCGGGATGACCGCGGCTGCCTATTTTGTCGAATTGGATGACTGAAAGGGTGGAATTTTTCGCATGATCGAAACCTACAACGCAAACCGGGATACGCAAATCAAGGACGGCAAGGCCACTGTCTCCTTCGGCTTCTCTGTCGAGGGGATCACACAGACCGACGCCCGTCATGTTGAGAAGGAGATCGACCTGTTTCTCGCGAGGGTTGCAGCACCGCAGCGGACATCGACGACGCCAAAGCATTTCGTGATGGTGCCCTGGAGCGACGCGGAGAAGGACGTCGTCAGGGTGGCACAGTCGAAGGAGGACGCATGGACGCGGTATCAGGCAGCGTTCCCGAACAGTAGCCGGGGCAAGTCAACGGTGACCCGGTGGTGGGACCAGTACCACGAGGTTCCGAAGGATACACCGCCCGGGGGTATATCGGGCGACCTCCTGACCGAAACTGAAAAGGAGGCGGACCGGCAGGCCGCGAAGGCCCGGGAGGAACTTCCGGGGAAGAAGCCCACCGCACGGCAGATCATCAAAGCCAAGGCGAAGAAGCCAGAGCCACGGGAGAAGAGAGGCGGTGCCCATATGGAGAATGGCAAGTGGAGCCCGGACGAGATCAAGGCCGTCGCAGAAATCAAGGACCGGGAGACCGCCGTCAAGGCGTACCGGGCGGCATTCCCTGACAGCAAGCGGAACGATAACGCCGTCGGCATGAAGTGGTATGCCATCGACCGGCAGGCGAAGAAGGAAGCGAAGCAGAAGAAAAAAGACGCCAAGGTGCAGAAAACGGCGGAAAACGTAGTTCCACCCGGTCCGGCAGTCGGGCAGGAATATTCGGTCGACACCGAGAACGGCGGGACCACGTTCGAATCGATGGGCACCCCGGATGATAAAACGCTTGCAGAGGAGGCACGGGAAGCCCTGGAAGCGATCGCGCAACCTGCACCGTCTCCGACGCCATCGGACGACGGCTCCTTCAGGATTGGAGATACGGTCCGGCATACCGGCCACCCGGTCATTTTCCAAGGCACCGGTAGGATCAAGCGCATCCCGCAGGGACAGCCGGAAGTGCTTGTCTCATTCGACAATGGTATGGAATGGATCAACCGCAGCAACCTCGCGAAGGTGGGCGCGTGACCGTCCGGATCCTCAAACCCGAAGGCATGGAGAGCTGGCTCCGGATTGCGGACTCCCCGATCGGGCCGGTCATCCCGGTACTCGATATCGCCAAGATGATCGGGTACAGCCGGAGCGGGATCGACAGCGCGATAGAGGGGTTCAAGGAAAAAATGAGCCCTTACAAAACCTACGTATCCCTTCCGACCCCCGGCGGGCAGCAGCAATTCCTCTGCCTGAACCGGACCGGTGTTGATTACCTGTTCCTGATCATCCATCCGTCAAAATCCAAGCTGCCCCTGGACCAGCTGCTGGATCTCCGGAAGATCGCCCTCGAGAAAATGGACGCTGACCGGGAGACGGCGGCACCTTCCCTTGGCCCGGCAGTCCTGACCATCGAGGCGGAGATGAACCGTGCCCGGAACCTCGCCGGATTGACTGGCGGCGACCTGAAAGCGTTCCAGGCGGTTGCATTGAAAAAGTGCGGCATGCCGGAATACATCGAGGCGCTCAAGGCACCGTGTCTCATCCATGGAGAGGGCGGCACCTGGCTGAATCCTACACAGCTGGGAGAGCGCTGCGGCCTGAATGCCCGGGAGGTCAACTCGTACCTGTATAATCACGGCTACCAGTACCCGGAAGGCCCGGTCTGGCGGCTGCAGCCGAAGGGCGATGAGTTCGGTGAGGAGTACTGGTTCGAAGCGACCAGCGGGCACCGGGAGATCAGGATCCGGTGGCGGGAATCGATCCTCTTTGCATCCGGCCTGAAGCGACAGCCGGAGACGGGATACCCGGCGTTGTCTGCACCGGTCGAGGGGTGATCCGGCATGGCAATATGTAAAGAATGTTGCGGACACGAATTTGAGAAGATCTGCCGAACCCACGAGCATTCGATAATCTCAGCGGGTGGCGAGATAATCAGCAAAGGATCGCTCTGGCAATGTGTGAAGTGCAAAAGACTGGTCTGGGTCGAACACGGGGATCTGACAGCAGATAGCAAGAGAGTGTGATCCGGCATGGGCAAGCGAAAACGCATGCTTGAGCGGATGGTCCCGGCCCGGGAACGTTCGCAGGATCTCCGGGCGGAGCTGGCCCGGCATAACGTACAGACGATCTATGATCTGCCGGTACCGGTGCTGTATGAACACCGGGCCATCAGGCTGCGGGAGGCGGGCTGTCCATGACAGAGCTTATCCCAATCGGGCAGATCAAACAAGATGCCGCAACGCAGCCCCGCGTAAACATGCACATGGCGGTCGTTGATGAGTACTCGGAGAGCATGAAGGCGGGCGGTAAATTCCCGCCGCTGGAAGTCTTCCGGGTTGACGGTGAGTATGTCTTAGTGGATGGGTATCACCGGCTCTTGGCTGCACAATCCTCCGGCATCAAGAAGGTGCTCTGTAACATCCACGAGGGTAAGATGCGGGACGCGATCCTGTTTGCTTCCGGCGTCAATGCTACCCATGGTCTCCGCAGGACGAATGAGGACAAACGCCGGGCTGTCGAGCGCCTGCTGAATGACAAGGAATGGTCGAAATGGTCGGACAACAAGATCGCGGAAGTCTGCAACGTCCACCCGGAAACCGTGTCAAAGTACCGTTCTCACTACCGGAAATCCGGTAGTGAGGATTCAGAGCCACCGACGAAAACGCGCACCTATGCAACTAAGCATGGCACCGTTTCGCGCATGAAAACCGACAAGATCGGAAAAAAGGATCCGGAGCCAGCGAAACCCGAGCACTTCTTCGCGCCGCTCCATGATGGCGAGCCGGTCGATCCTCCCAAAACCGTAACGCAGATCGATCAGGAGCAGGCCCGGAGACAGGAGATCGCAGAAGCTGCAAAGAACCAGCCGGCATTCACGACCGCAACCACCCTGCCGCCCGCCCCGGACTTTACACCTCCCTGCAAGGCCGGCAAACCGTGCCCAGGACCCACCGATCTTCTGGTCAAACAGCAGGTCCTGGGGAACAAGTGCGCCGGCAGCGGCAACCTCATCGTGAACCAGAAAGAGTGTCCGGTACTTCGCCGGCAGTATCTTGCCTCACCGGAAGGTCAGGCAGCCGTAGCGAGCGCCCGGCTCGATGGCGCGAAGATCATCAGGCCCGGCGGCATCCGGATTGTCAAAACCCCGATGACCTGCGAGGAGCTGAACAAGTGCGCCGATGACCTGATCGAACGGTCCGGGTTCTTCACCGAGAAAGAGGTCAGGATGGTGGATGAACTCATCCAGGCGCGATACGAGGGTATCCGGACCCGGGCGGACTTCCTGAAGAAAGCGGCGAACTGGTTCCTGACGAGCGCGGGGGAGGATGAATGATCCCTGCACCTCCTACTACTACTAAGAAAAAAGATTATATTATATTATATAATTCCATTTCAGGAAAGAAAATCCAGCGGGGGTGCTCCCCCTGAAGGATATCAATTTCAAGCAGACAAACCTCTACCTCGATCAAGAGGTCGTTTTTCTCGCCACCCGTAAGCTCACCGCAATGACTGGCAATAAGCGGATGCTCTCCGCCTTCGTCAACCAGATGCTTGAGGAGTTCATTCTCGAAGGTGACGATCTTCCTGAAACCTCAATCCGGCAGAAGGCCCGGGAGCTTGCCGATAAGATCCGCCGTGAAAAAATGTCACAGCGGAAGATCATCCAGGATGAGGAAACCCGGAAGGCGGATCGGGAACGACAAGAGGCAGAGAAACGGGCAGCCATCGAACAGGCCACCCGGGAAGCAGTCCGGAAGCTCGAATTCAAGCGGGAGTACCTGCGGGACCGCGATCATATGTGCTGGTCCCGGAAGCGCGAGGATCTCGCAGATGAAGTAAGCATCGCCACCCGGCAGGACCTCCAATGGAAGGATCTGTACCCGATTGTGGCGGCCATCGTCATGGAGGGTTAATCAATGCATACCAGTGAAATCCGCCGGTACTGCCTGCGGTGCGGCCATCACCACCTCGTGAGGGTGCCGAAGTACCCGGAGCTGAAGGAAGACTATTGCGAGGTTGCCGGGATCCCGTGCGCCCGGGTCACCGATTGCCGCCCGGATATGCGGGTCCCGAAGGGGCGGCGCGATCTCCCGTACCTGAAGAGTGCACGGGGGCGGCCGGTCCTATGATGCGCTCCGACCTCATCTGGCGTGTCCGGCTCCTGGTCGGGCTCGTCATCCTGCTGATCATCACCGGCGCGGTAGCGTGGAGGCTGACGCACCCATGATCAGCCCCATCACGACCACCAACCCCGGCGCCATCGCTGCCGAACTCCACAAGCAGCAGACCGCAGCATGGTGGGCAGATCCTGAGTATCAGGCAATCGAAGCCGAGTTCCTGCTGAAGAACCCCATCTGCGAGTACTGCGGGCGCCCGGCAACCCTCGCGCATCACGACGATCCGCGGTCCTATCACAGCAAGGAGGCATACTACAACCTCGACGAGAACGGCACGCCGGCCTGTGGGAAATGCCACTGGATGTACCGGCGCGGGTTCGTGATCTGCCCGGTGTGCAAGCGGCACTATATGAAGCCCGGCGCCGAGAAGTGCTGGCATTGCCGCGGCGGCAAGAAGTCGCACCACAAGCGGGTCCACCACGGGCGGAAGGCCGCGGTCCACCACCCCTGTCAGCGCAGGGAGAAATACCAGGGCTGCAGGAACGGCGGCACCTGTAATTACTCGTGGCGCCGGGCCCGGGAGTGTACCGGGTTCGTGGGCCGGGAGGCGATGGTCGCATGCTAACCACTGCATCCCCGCACAAATCAACGGTCGACAAAGAAGTCCTCGCGCTCCAGGCAGCCGCTTACCCGGCAGAGAAGACATACGTCAGCACCATGCCGCTGCTGATATGGGTCAGGGACCACCCGGCAGACTTCCCGGAGCTGGCAAGGAGGACCGACCGGATCGCCAAGATGGAGATCTCCTGTGCGCTGCTCCGGCTGGGATTCACAGCTTACAGCGGTGCGCGGCATAACCGGAATGGCAACCGGTCGTTTGCCCGGCCACTCAGTACCGGCAGCCCGCAGGAAAGCGGCCAGCTGAGCGCGGCGGGGGGTACGCCATGAGCTCCTCCTGCATGGGAAAAGAACTCCCGAAGGAAAAGAAGTGGGGAATTAAGAACTGCCGGGAACGGAAATGCCCCCAGCTCCGGAAGAACGAGGACACGGCATACCCAGAGGACGCACAGGAGCGATGTCAGGTATTCAACACCATGCCCGGCACGCTGCCCTGCTGCATCCAGGACCCCGCGATCGATCCGTGGGTCCTCCTCCACACCGGAGGTTGGCATCTGCGCGGAGACGAGGATCAGAAATATGAAAGCAAGGTCCCCGGGCCGAAGAACTGCCCGGCAACCTGTCCGTATAAATTCTCCGAGATCGGGGAGAAGTTCAGTAAGACCGGCGCGGGGCAATACGAGAAGAAGACGGGCACCATCTGGAAGTGCGCTTTCACCGGCGACATCCTCGGCCAGAGCCTCGGCGGATATTGCTTCTGCCATGTTCTCGGGAACCCGGACCAGGAGCACCAGCTCAAGGCCCTGCAGGAGATCGTCCAGGACCGCGATCGATACACGATCACCCCGCTCAAATGCGGAGGCGAGTTCTGCCCGGACGGTGTCAAGCGCTGCGGGATCGGCGAAACCACCTGCCCGGTGATCAAGGTCCCGCTCGCGGACCTGCCGGTCTGCCCGCTCTGGCGGATCCCCGCGAAGCTGCTGCCGGCCCCGGCCTCGCCACCAGCGCAGGAACCGGCATGTCCACCATCCCCGGCCCCAGCAATCCCGACAAAATCCCGACAAATCAAGGCTGCCCCCCCGGAGAATCCCGACACCGAAGCATCGCAGCCCCCTGCAGCGATGGTCCACCGGATCATTCAGGGCGATGTTATGGACGGCCTCCAGCGGATCCCGTCCGGCCTCATCCAGTGCGTGATCACGAGCATTCCCTATTACCAGCTCCGGAATTATGGGATTGATGGGCAGATCGGCCTCGAGGATTCACTTACGGAATATCTTGATAAGATCGTTAAGGTATTCCGGGAGGTCCGGCGGGTCCTCCGGGATGACGGCACGGTGTTCCTCAATATCGGAGACTGTTACGCGGGCAGCGGGAAAGGACCGACCGGAAAGAACGGTATCGGCGACCAGACAAAACGGCAGGGATTCCATGATCCGGGGACGGAGGTCCCCGACGGCCTGAAATCAAAAGATATGATGGGCGTGCCGTGGCGCGTCGCCCTCGCCCTGCAGGATGATGGCTGGTATCTCCGCTCTGACATTGTCTGGTCGAAGCCGAACCCGATGCCGGAGAGCGTCACGGATCGCCCGACCAAGAGCCATGAGTATATTTTCCTGCTCACAAAGAACGGGAAATATTTCTATGACGCCGATGGTGCCCGGGAACCAGTATCCGGCAACGCCCATCCGCACGGGAACTACAAAGGGCCGCTCCCGAAAGTCACCGCACCGGGCAATGGTATCCGGCAGAACCGGTCCTTTTCACTCGCAACATGGGCGAGCCCCGAGAAGAAGACGATCAGAAAACAAGACCTGACAGGGAATCCGACATATACCGGGTTCAACGAACGGTATAAAAACAAGATTGCTGCGAGGTCGAAGAGCCTATCGAACCATTCCGGAGATCTCGGATCTGACGGGCAGCCGATTTGTGATGGCATCACCCGGAACGCCCGCACGGTATGGACCATCGCAACGCAGGCCCGCCCGGAGGCGCATTTCGCAACATTCCCCGATGAGATCCCACGCCGATGCATTGCGGCCGGTACAAGCGAGTATGGCTGCTGCCCGAAATGCGGCGCACCATACCGGCGCATCATCGAGACAAGCGGCGGATCCATTGGTCAGGGTTCATGGACCCCGCATGAACAAGACGATGTGATCGGGGCGATATGCGGGGCACCGACGAAAGGATACCGGCGCGAGTTCAAAGGCTGGAAACCGACCTGTGAATGCAATGCCGGGGATCCCGTTCCCTGTGTTGTGCTGGATCCATTCTGGGGAACCGGTACGGTCACACGGAAGGCGCGAGATATGGGCCGTTCCTCTGTCGGTATTGAGATTAACCCGGAGTACGTCAAGATCGGCCGCTCCCTTCTGCAGATAGATTCGCAGCTCGACACCGGAGTTTTCAAATTCATTTTTGAGGCCGCGAAGGAGCAACCAGTCAAGAGCGGCGGTCCGACTCCGGGCTCCTGCGGCACCTGCGGGCACCATAAGGGCAGGAAGACCTTCCATGAGACCTGCCCACGGCTCGGCGAGCTGCTGTTCAAAGGCGGCGACAAGAGCGCCAAGGTCCTGATGGAGGAGACGGCCCGGACGAAGTGCGAGGCATGGATCTCAAAAGCGGACAAGATCCCGAACATCACCTGGTGCAGCACGATCCGGAACTGCCCCTCCCTTGACTGGGAAGGCGGGATCTGCACGAAGACCGGCAAGAAACTCACCGAGCAGAATTACTGCCCTACGCAGCACCTGATCGGGGAGAAGCCAGAGAAGAAACGCAGCGCGAGCAGGAAGCCGAAAAAGAAGGAGGAGGAACCCGAATCATGAAGATCGATCACAAGAAACTGCTGGCATTCATCGACGCAGTGGCCGCACTCGCGCCGGAATGCCGTGTATGGCTGAAAGATGGAGGACTCGAAACCCGGGCGGTCGACACCGCCAACGTCGCGATGGTCAGCGCCCGGCTGCCCAAGGAAGCGTTCGCGGAATACAAGAGCGACGGGGAAGGGCTCAAGGTTATGGGGCTCGACATCGGCAAGACCAAAACCGCGCTCAACATCCTCGACAAGACCGGGCAGGTCACCATCGCCGAGAACGGCAACCGGATCCAGATGAGCGACGGCCGGTACAACTACGGCAACATGCTCCTGGACGTCAACACGATCCGGAAGGACCCGAACCCGCCGAACATCCAGCTGCCGGCCGTCCTTGAGATCCCCGCCGGAGAACTGAACGAGGTCATCAAAGCCATGGCGCTGATCAACGACAAGGTAACCATCAGCGCGAAGGGCGGCACCCTCAAGTTCGAGACGGAAGGCGACACGGATCACCTGAAGAAGGAGATCGAAGGCAAGGCTGTCAAGGACACATCCGAATGGTTCACCTCCCTGTTCTCTCTCGACTACCTGAAGGACATCGCCCGGGTGCTGAAAGGCGCCAGCGGGGATATCACGGTCAGTTTGTCGACTGATCACCCGATTAAGTTCGCGTGCACGGTCGAGGGCATGAGTGTAGAATTCCTGCTCGCCCCGAGAATTGATGCAAAGGAGGGACCGTAACATGTCGCTTGAAACCAAGGGCACGATCAAGTTCGATCCGGACGTCAAGCCAGACGTCCCGGAATATACGATCTCGGTCAAGCAACTCGGCATCACGGCCGAAGGATCCGGCGATATCGTCCAGATGATGGATGAGCTCACGGAAAGGGTCCGGCGGAAGATGTCCGAAGAGTTCGGCATCGCCCGGTGCGGGGTGCAACTGGTCAAATACACGCTCTCCTGCACCTTCGATGTATCCGGCCCCATCAATCATACACTGACTGACTTCGAGGCCGGGGCATCGACAGGAGAGGACGACACCAAGCTGACGGTCATCTACGGCGACAACCCCCCGATTGAAACCGACATGAAGACCCTGGAACTCGCCCGGAAGACCATGGAGGTATCGGCCCGGACCGGGATCCCGCCCGAAGACATCATCAAAGCAGCGAAGGCCAGGAAGAAAGGCAAGGGGGCCGCCGAGTGACCGGCTGCACCGCAGACATCCAGGACAGCAACCTCCTCCGTGTCTGCCTCCAGGCCCGCAGGGACCACCTGCTCCATCAGATCCGGACTGCTGAAGACCAGATCTTCATCATCGACCACGAGCTGCAGCACGTCCACGAGCCCGCGTTCGTCCGGGTCTTCCGGCTCCGGAACGATCCGCCGTTCTGCTGGACCTGCCCGGGCCTCCGGGAATGCCGCGATCGGGTTGAGGTCCCGGTGCAGAGGAACTGCTGGAGATCGTTATGACCCTCGCCCCCTGCCCGTACCACGATCCCACCAAGCCGGACTGCGGCAAAACCGGCCGGTGCCCCCTCTACCTCTATGACGCGTATGTGACCTGCACGACCCTCACGCCGATGCAGATCCTCGCCGTCCGGACGTGGGTCGAGGGGAATGCGCCGGAAAAAGAGGCGGGGCCGTGACAACCCTGGACGACTTCACGCCCCGGGCCCCCCCGGAGCATTCGGTCCCGCTCGACCCGATGCGGCCCGCGATCACGAACTTCCCGCTGGTCCGGATGATGGTGGAGGAGGCATTCGCGAAGGATCCCCGGATCGCCCTCCTCCTCACCAGCAATGGCAGCCTGGAGCGACCGGCCACGGAATTTTATCTGCGGAGGGTGGTGGATTGAAAGAAGAGCGCGAACTCATCTGGGGCCGGTGCCGTGGCGATGTCACCGGGCCGAAAGAACGGCGGCATATCCACAACTTCGTCGAGCAGGGCAAGGCGAAACGCCGGAAATGCCGGGGACCGCACGGAGGTCACGGGCACATGCTCTACCAGCTGCAGGACTTTGATATCATGCAGCACCTCGACGATCCGGAACTCTGCCCGGTGTGCCTTCAGATGCTGCGGGACGAGGGTGTGCTGCCGAAGGTTGATGAGCTGGCAAAGAGAAACGGGAAAGCGAAGGTGTGAGGCGGCGATAACAAATGAGATTCATCTATACAACAAAGGTAAAAAGAAAGTGGCTCCTGTATGACAGGCACCATTCAATGAGAACGAGGGGTGATAAAAATGAAGTTCAGAGTGGCAAAGTGGACCCCGCTCAGTGAAATCCCGCGGGAAGACCGGGAATTTCGTATTGGAGAGCGCGTGTTGGTCCTATTTGAAAGTGGGGGGACATTCATCGGGGATGTTCTCGCATTCGACGGCAAGCTCTACGAACTATATAATAGAGAGCGTAAAATAACAGTCTCGAAAGAAAATGTAGTGTGCCATACTGAATATGGGGAATTTGTACCCGGCGCGGAGGAATGAAGAACGATAAAAGACGCAGCAGGTAACTGGGCGGAAACAAAACACTATCACGTTTTCCGTGCGCTTCAAACCATTGAGGATCTAAAAACCTTATTCCCCGATGGGAAAGCCGACGAAATGAACTGGTGTTTTCTTTCGACAAGCGGAGTACATGGGAGTTATACTACCCTTGATGATTTGGAGTTTGATGAAGAATATCAAAAAGATTGCGTAGATTCTGAGGGGAACACCACGATCACCGCGATGGTTCTTCATCCCCGCATGTGTTGTATTCTGTGCGGTGAGATGAAGATCAACATTCACCGCGATTCTGAGTATCTCCGAAAGCTAGTAAAATCAACCGTTGATGAGGTCACGGAATTTGCAGCTGGCAACCTTCCGATAACAAAAACAAAGCGCGAGGGCTGCCCATAACCCCCCGATTTCCCCGCTTTTCCGGACAATCGCGCTTTTCTGTATTCTCTGTATTCCCTGCCTTCTCTGCCCGTTCTAAAACCGCATAACCCCCTATCCCCTATTTTTCCCGCATACCACTGCCCGGAGAGCGGGCGGGAGATGTTTTGGAAAATGGACACACAGCTCGCAATCAGTCTTGTCATCCTCGGGGGGGCGTTCATCTTCTCCCTCATAGGGTATGTCTACCGAAAAGTTCAGTCGGAAAGCGGGGAAACATTCGACTGGGACAAATTCGCCCGCACGCTCGGGTACGGGGTCCTCCTCGCGCTCGCAGCGTATATCTCAACAGGTACCGTCCCGGAACTGACAACGATCTTCACCCAGATTGAAGCGGGGATCCCTGAAAGCCGGGCTCTTATCACCCTTGGCGCAACCGTCATCTTCGGGCTGATCAACCAGTATATCCTGAAGCCCAAAACGACAGCTACAGCCACGGCCGCAGCCGCCATCACAGCCCCCAAGGAAGAGGAGAAATGGAGCGTCGGGTTCACCGTCACGCCAGCCTTCAACGCCGGCCTCTCCCCCTTCGCTGCCAACCTGCAGGCCGTTGTCGGCATGAACTCCGATGCCAAGACCCGGGCCACCCTCCAGGTCGACTGGCAGGACGGATCGCCTGTTGAAACCGCCAAGGTTGAAGAAAAGACCGGCATCGCCCCGCTCTCGCACACCTACACCTACGTTAAGGGCGACTCGAAATATACCGGCAAGTCCTTCTATCCGCTCTTCCGGGTCGTCCAGGCAGACGGAACGGTCCAGGAGTTTAACACTGCCACCACCGGCCGCTGCTGCGAGATCGAGGTGCAATCCCAATAGGCCGGCCATGAGCTACGAGGCAAAACTCTTCCTGATCGCCGGGGGTGCCGCTGTTCTGATAGCCACCGCCCTGATCTGGATCCGCCTCAACGTACCGCAGCCATGATCGCCCCCGGGCCTGCGTTCGCCTGCCGTCTGCACACTGTCCTGCGGCACGGAGCGAAGCCTGTCAAAGGTGCGGTTCAATCCGCCCGGCCCGATCACCCTGCCGGAGAGACAGGTATCGCACCAATAGACCGAACAGCAGCTTCCTCTCAACGTTCGCGTTTGTTCAACCCCGGTACATACACGTCTCTACGAACTGGAAATCTCATCGATCTCTCCAGGCAGGGAACATCATGCCGCCCACGCCCGTCGGCCGGGCCTGACCTGTCAGCCACACTTTCGGGTCAGTAAGCGGGTTCGACTCCCCAAGCGGCGCTTATGGATAAGGATACAACAGTGATTACAGACTGCCGTTACGGTGCGGATTGCAACCCTACCGGGAGCCCGGTCGGGGGCGGAAACGATTACCGAAAAACGATCCTGCGGGAAGACCCGATCGTCCGGTATCTTGTGGAGACAAAAGAGGACCTTGTTACTGCACTGAAAGGCGCCAAGCCCGGAGATGCCATCTTCATCGAAGGGAGCGCGACCATAGACCTGACGGGCACCCCGAAACTCACCATTCCCGCGGGCGTCACGCTCGCCAGTAATCGGGGGGCGGATGGATCTGAAGGCGCTCTCATCAAGCGGGACAGTTCGACGGGAAGCGCCTATAACATCCTCTTTCATGCGAACGATGGCGCGAGGGTTACCGGCATCAGGCTCCAGGGCCCCATGGCGGGGAAGTTCAATTTCGCCATCCCGTCAGCGTTCAACATGGTCGGGATCCGCTCGTACGGGAATTTAGAGGTTGACAACTGCGAGATCCGGGGGTTCACCTACGGTGGCATTCTGACGACAGGCACCCTTTGGGCTCATCACAACTTCGTCCATGACAATTACGGCATCGGGAACGGCTACGGCATCGCTGTTTCGGGCGGCAACGCCCTGATTGAAGCCAATATCTTCGATTACAATGGGCATTCCATCACCGGCGCCGGGAAGGTCGGGGAACGGTACGAAGCGCGGTATAACGTGATCCTGGGGCACGACGACCCCTCCTCTCACCATATCGACGTCCACAACAACCCGCTAGCGCTGCCGTATTCCGGGTATTCCTACAAGATCCACCACAACACGTTCCTTTCCGCGAACGGGACGCAGGACGCCAACTTTGATATCGCCATCCGAGGCACACCTCCTGAATATGGGATCTGGATTTACAACAACGTTTTTGAATGGTCAACCGACTGGACGCCGCCGGTGAAGGTTACCCAGAAGGCGACGCTCGACAAAGCAGTGATCAAGAACAACCTGATCGGCATCCCGGCTGACAGGCTGCGGGTCGGGAATCTGGGGGTAGTCCTCCCATGACCCCACACCGCAGCATAATCCTGATCCTGCTGGTAGCGCTGTGTCTGCTCTCGATCTCCAGGAACTACGTCACGATCCCGCAGGGAGTCTACGTTAACGACACTTCTTCCGGATCAATTACTCGGAGGAACTGGTCATGGGGGGATATGACCGCGAATTCAACGTCTCTATCAGCAACACACAACTATCGTAGTCCCGGATATTTCATTGTCAATCTTGAAAGCTGTAATAGCTTCGGATGCAATCAGACGCACAGAGTTGTCTTTGCAAGGTTTGGTGATACATGAGACGAGTTCTTTTAGCACTTCTCCTCTTTTTCCTGATTTCTGGTGTAAGTGCAACAACGGTAACAGTTGTCGTCAATGAATCAAGCGATGGGCAGCTTGGCATGAACGTCCATAACCTGACGTGGACGCAGGATAGGGACAACTCTACAGCTACTACCGGCGGGGCGACCGGGACGACAAGTAATGCCTGGGTATCAGGAGACTTAAAAACCGGGAAATGGTATCGGTATTACCGTCCGATCTGGATTTTCCAGAGGGATCCTGCAGTCATTCCAAGTGACGCGACGATTACGGCTCTGGACCTGATCGTAAACGTGAACTCGGCAGCAACGACTACCCTTAGGGACGCCTGGATAAACGTCGTCATGTTTCATGTTGACGGCGCGATCTCGCCTGACGATTATGACAACTTTGATTTCGCCAATGCGTCCGACAGCCGGATCCTGTCTTCAGTCTCAACCGGAAACAATACCTTCCACATCACGAATCTCACAGCAATCCCTTCAAGTGGAGATATCGGGTTTGCGATCCTTCTTGACAGCGACATAATGAACGCTGAACCCGAATGGGGATCCGGATGCCAGTCGCTACTGATATTCCGTACAGCGGAGGCCGGAGCGCAGTACGCCGGGCGTGTCCTCGTGACCTACGAACAGCCGCCAGTACCAGAGTTCACCGCCACTCCAACGAACGGCACCGCTCCTCTCACCGTCACCTTCACCGACACCAGCACCAACACTCCGACAAGCTGGCTCTGGGACTTCGGGGATGGCAACAGCACCAATTCAACGGTACAGAACCCCGTGCACACGTACCTGTCAACCGGCACGTATCTGGCGAACCTGACAGCCACCAACGCAGCGGGAAGCGACCTGTCGGACAACACGGAGATCACGGTGACGGACGAGACGACCCCGGTCGCATCCTTCACCCTCAACCGGTTCCTCACCTTCATCCCCCAGACGGTCGACGCCGTCGACACCAGCACCAACACCCCTACTTCATGGGCATGGTCCTGGGGGGATGGCACCGCGAACAGCACGACCCAGAATGCAACGCACATCTATTCCCGGACGGGGATTTTCCGGGTCAACCTCGAGTCCTGCAATGCAGCGGGATGCGACGACAAATCCCAGCTGATCGTTGCCCTTGCTGGGGCATGAACGAACTGAAAAAGGAGAACGAGAAAAATGCAAGCCTACAACCCTTTAACCGGAGCGACAACCGAAGAATACGTCGCCGCCCTCACGCTGAACAACGCGATGGGCGCAGTGCTGATCGTCAAGAACACTCATGCGAGCGAAACGATGTATTACAAGGTTGATGTCTATCTCGCCAACACCGATTCTGCACTGAAACATGAATTCGTATCGGAAACGGGGCTGGCAGCCGAAACTGCGACCGATCCGATCGTCGTCACGTACCCGTTTGCCAAGATGGTAGTGTCCGTCAAGCAGAACTCCGGCGCGGGAACGTACCAGATTGACCCTGCAACCTACTGATGCGACGACTCTGTGCGGAATGCAACCCAATGATGCCGATTGTGCATACTACCCGGACCTTCAGAAATGCAGAGAGATGTGCGCGAGGGGCGAGGCCCTGACCTGAAATGACGTTCCTCCGGTTCCGTAACAAGGTCCTCGAATGGTTCGGCGGGCGGCAGAAGATCCACGGCATCAACACCCCGGAGGACTGGGCGGAGGCCAACTACGACAGCATCCTCTTCCATTGGCTCATGAAAGAGCCGCTCCGCCAGATCGTCCGATTGCTGCCCGATATCCCGCAGGGGTGGATCGACGGCCTGACCGGCAGCCGCCGGACCCTCTACGAGATCGCAAAGGAGTCCTGGTATGACGTCGACGGCAACGCGCAGCGGAAAGAGAAGCTCTGGAAACCGTTCCTGTATTTCCTCGTCCTCTGGGAGAACGACGAGATCCTGGAGCCGGCCGACAAGGTCCTGTACGAGATGCTCTGCCGCAGGAACGAGTTCTATATCAACCTCGCCCGGCAGGACCCCGCGAACTGGTACATGGACCGCAACCCCGGGCTCGATGGCAGCCATGGCCGTGTCCGGAACCTCTTCGCGGAGGACCCTGCGATCCGGTTCGATTCGCTTGCCTCCCGCACCTCATTCGTGATGCTCACCCTCCCGGAGCGGAACTTCATCTGCGTCCGGAACCAGGAGGGGCCGGTCTATCTGGTCTTCGACCGTTCGGAGTTCTCGATCGAACCCGATGGCGGACGCAGGTATACGGTCAAATCGTGCACGACCGATATGCTGACTGCAGTGCAGGCCGGGGTGCGGGTGGAGAAAGCAGCGGTCGGGAGCGGTGCATGATCCCTGGGCACCCGCTCCTGAGTGTTGTCATCCCTCCGGTTGAGCGGCTGCCGTTCGCTGTTGCGCTGGTGATCGTCGGGCTTGGTATTGCGTACCTGATCGTTGAGAGCGTCCTGCTGTATGCAAAGAGGCGGGGGTACTAATGAAGCTCCTCATAAGTGATGAAAGAGGCACCCTCAATCATGTGAAATGCCCGCGGGAGTATATGCCGCCGGTTCCGCTTGGTGTCTGTAAGAAATGTCAGTGGCATGTGAGCATCCAGATCCCGGTTGATGACCGTGCAGCCTATGTGGTCTGTCACCTTGAGAACGACTGGCATAATGCACCGCTGGTGCCGTAATTCGGGTTAATTATGACAAAGAAATTACCGCCTGAAAAGAAGAAGAAACGGGGTCGCAAGAGCCTGTATAATCCTGAAATTCACCCCCAAAAAGCGGGGGATCTCGCACTTATGGGAAAAACGAACCCGGAGATAGCAGGCGCTCTCGGCGTAACCCCGGAAACCCTCAATCAGTGGCGGAGACAATTTCCTGAATTTGCTGATGCCATAAAAAAGAATAAGGATCAGGCGGACAGCGTGGTCGTGGCATCGCTCTATCAGCGGGCTTGCGGGTACGAATATACGGAAATTTCGGTGAAAGAGGGTCCGGAAGGGGCTATCACCACGACAACGACAAAACAAGTTGCCCCGGACGTTACCGCACAGATCTTCTGGCTCAAGAACCGGCAGTCAAAAGACTGGCGCGACAAGCATGACATAGAGCATACTGGCAATATGGTCCTGCACTTCGATAAGGAGGATGAGAATCTATGAGCACCGCAGCCGCCATGCCGATACAATATCAACAACCGCCCGCGTTTCATAAGACGGCAGACCAGCGGAAAGCCACGGCACTGCTCAACGGTGCTTACCGGTGGGTGCTCCTGCATGGCGGCAGCCGGAGCGGCAAGACGTTCATTCTCGTCCGGGCGCTCTGCATCCGGGCGCTGAAGGCCCCGCGGTCCCGCCATGTCATCTTCCGGCTCCGGTTCAACCACGTCAAACAGTCGATCTTCATGGAGACGCTGCCGGATGTTATCGAGAAGGATCCGGAACTGCACAAGATCGCGCCGCTGATCAAGTGGAACCGGGAGGATTTTTTTATAATGTTCCCGAACGGCTCGGAGTTATGGATCGGCGGGCTCGATGACAAGGATCGGACGGAGAAAATCCTCGGCAAAGAGTTCTCGACCATTTACTTCAACGAGAGCAGCCAGATCCCGTATTCATCAGTCAGCATCGCACAGACACGGCTCGCGCAGAAGGCCGGGCTGGTCAATAAATTCTATTTCGACTGCAATCCCCCGACAAAGAGTCACTGGCTGTATAAACTGTTCTTCCAGCATATCGACCCGGAAACCAAGGTGAAGATCGCCCGCCCGGACCTCTATGCAGAGCAGCGGATGAACCCGGAAGGCAACCGGGCCAACCTGCCGGATGATTATATCGAAACGGTACTCGGCGCCCTGACCGCCCGGAAACGGTCCCGGTTCAAGGATGGGGAATGGCTGGACGATGTCGAGGGAGCGCTCTGGACCCACCAGACCATCGACGCCGCCCGCGTGGTGAAATGCCCGGACCTCCGCCGTATAGTGATTGCGGTAGATCCCGCAGTGACCGCGAAGGAAGGCAGCAACTCGACCGGCATTATTGCAGCAGGGGTCGACGCCCGGGGCGAGTACTACGTGACCCGGGATGTCACCCAGGAGCAGGCCAGCCCGAACACATGGGGCACGGCAGTCGTTACGGTGTTTGACGATCAGGAGGCCGACCTCGTGGTGGGTGAGACGAACAACGGCGGCGACCTCGTGGAGATGAACGTCCGGCGCATCCGGCCCGCGATCCCGTTCAAACAGGTCCACGCCAGCAGGGGGAAGATCGTGCGGGCGGAACCCATCGCGGCACTCTATGAGCAGGGCAAGGTCCACCACGTCGGGGAATTCCCGGAACTTGAGGATCAGATGTGCAGCTATGCCCCGCTTGTGCAGGATGAGATGGACAGCCCAGATCGGCTCGACGCGCTCGTCTGGGCGCTCACGGAACTGTCAGGGAATACCGGCGGCCACATCCGGGCAACCGGGCGGACGAATGAGAAGGCGAGAACATGAGATTACGAGTATTTGGAAAGGAGCTATCGCTCCTCGAAGGCCCGACCGATGCAGCGCAGACGCGGGCGAAGGCATGGGATACGAAAAGCGTACTGGACCTCACGCAGGATCCGACACGCACGTTCTCGCGGATGCGGGGATTCCGGAACATCTACCTCCAGGGGGGATATATTTCCGAGGGTGCGGACCTGTTCCCGATCTTTGCAATCGGCGGGGGGTTCGAGCTGGAGATCGATAAGAAGATAGCCGAGAAGTCCGGGACTGATGGAGAGAACGAGAAACAGCTCGTGAAAGAGTTCTTCGACCGGATCAACTTCTTCGACGTCCAGTGGCAACTCTCGACCGACGCGGAAACCGTGCGGGATGGCATCGCGGAGATCGTATATGGCAATGGGCAGCTGGCAGACGTGCCCGTGAATGTCGTCCCCCGCCCTGCAGAGTGCTTTGAGTTCCGCACCAACGTCAAAGGCGCGATCATATCTTACGACCAGGTCTGTGACAACCGGGGGAACACCATCTCACCAATCCTCCTCAAACCCGCACAGGTCCTGCATTACCAGTTCCTCAGCCGGTCAGACTCCCCGTACGGGATCTCGATCGTCGAACGCACGGTCCACGACATCAAGCGGGATACCCGGACGGCGGAAGCGATCGCGAATGGGGTCCACCTGCATGGCACCCCGAAATATTGCACGACAGTCAATGCCAGCCGTCCCGACGCTGCACCCCTCTCGGAAGTCAAGTGGAAAGAGATCGAAGATAGCCAGAAGGACTTCAATTCGAAAGACAATTTCCTCTACGAAGGCGACGTCAAGATGACAGTGATCGACACCACCGGCGTCCCGAACATCCAGCAGTATTCGGATGTCATGCTCTTCCGGGTCTGCGCTGGCATGGGCGTGCCACCGGAACTTCTCGGGCTCCGGCAAGGCACCACCGACGCCACGGCCGTCTCCCGGATCGGGTCGTTCCTTAAGAAAACCAAGATCGTCCAGCGCGATATCGAGAGCCTGTGGAACCTGAACGTCATCGACAAGGTGACCAGGATTCCCGGCCTGATCAAGATGAAACTCGCCGACGCCAACCCAGAGGATTTCGTGCAGATCGCAGGAGCCCTCGCGCAGCTCCGGGCCGGCCAGTATCCCGAGAAGGTCGCGCCCTGGCAGTGGTGCCGGCAGCGCCTGAAGATCCCGACTAATGCCGACCTCGGGATCCCGGAAGTGCCCGAAGATCCGGCGCCATCTGATCCGGGCCAGACCAACCTGATGGACTGGTTCTCCCGCCAGAGGCCAGGCAACCCCGGCATGATGCCGACCGACCAGGTTGCTGCCGCTGAAAAACAGATGGCCGCCGCTGCGCATGAATTGTCCGAAGTTGTGAGGGGGATCGGATCCTGATCCCCATCAGCCTCACCCGGGCCATCAATCAGTTCGCCCGCGCCGCCATCGCGCTCCAGAAGATCCGCGAAAAAGACAGCCTCGCCCGCATCCACCAGCCCGGAGTCCGGGCATTCTTCGAGAACCAGGCCCACCTCGCCATCCTGCGGTTCTGGTACATGCAGGAGTTTTTCCCGCAGCAGCCGGCCGCAGGGCCCGTGCGGACCATGGAAGCGAAGCATCCGGTCGATCCTGCCGCACTCAAACGCTGGCAGGACATCTGGAAAAGCATCGAGGCGGAGACCACCAAGGATCTCCAAAAAACGGTTCTCGATATCGAACGGGACGCCCTGCTGAAAGGCGCGGACCAGGCAAAAGCGCTGTTCAACCCCGAGATTGATTTCAGGCTGTCAAACCCCCGGGCCGTCTCATGGTTCCGGCAGCATGGCGGAACCATCGACTACATCAAGGGGATCCAGCAGACCACGGCCGATGACCTGAAGAAGGTGGTGGTCCAGGGCCTCGATGAAGGCTGGTCCTATGGCGACACCGCACGGGAGATCCAGAAGTTCTTTGCCGGGGTCACCGAGGAACGGGCCCGGACCATCGCAGTCCACGAATCAGCGCAGGCATATGAGGCCGGGAACCGCGCTTTCATTGACACCATCGAGGATGAAGGTATCGAGATGGAGAAATTCTACCAGACTTCAGAAGACGATCGCGTATCGGACCTGTGCCGGGGCAACCAGGCTGACGGCTGGATCCCGGTCAACGAACGGCACTCCTCAGGAGTCCAGGCGCCACCGGGGCACGTCAACTGCCGGTGCTGCGAGCTCTACCGGAAGAAAGGAGGATAAGGATGTCAAAACATAACCAGAAACCCCCAAAACCCCAGCAGGAACAGCCCGCAGAAGAGATCGTTGAGACTCCTGAAGAGGTCCCGTTCCCGATGGCCGTGCAGCCCCCGGCCGTGGAGGATCGCGTGGAGGCGCTGGAGCTCGCCAACCTTGATCTGGAAAAGCGGATCGCACAGCTCGAACGAAACTGCAAGGCGAGCCACGGGATGCGATGACCAGCGGGGTCCACCTCTTCACTCTCGAGCGGGCATACATCAGCGTCACACAGGGCCGGCTCTCTCACGGTGAGATTGCCGCCCACCTCACTCTTCTCTATGGTATCCCGCGAACCCGAAAAGGCATCATCGATTACTGCCACCGGGCCCGTGCAGCCTGTTAGTCCGTATAAACCAAACTATACCTCTTGAGTTTCATATATCTACATGCCCGAAAAGGGTCCTAATTCTCCGCCCGATGCATCGTTCCCCACCGGAGGCTCCGACCAGCAGCCTGCCGGCAGCATCTCACACCGGGCGCTGCAGGTCGCATTCAAACCGTCCAACCTCTTCGAGCTGGAAAACGGCGATCTCCTGATCAGGGACGTGCCGCTCCTGGCTGAAGGAGAGTGGACAGACTCCGCAGTCAAAACCCCGCTTTTCTACCCCGCGAAGACTCTCGAAGCATACGCCGGGAACTGGATCCGGAGGACCGGATTCAACCGCCATAACGGGGATCCCAATGCCCCAGGGTGGAAGCCCCGCGACGACAGCAACAGGGTGAGCGAGGCCATCAACCCGCATTTTGGTCATATCACGGACGAGGAGGGCACCACCCGCGCCGCAGTCCTCTCTGATCTCCTCGTCTACGGCAGCACCCCGAACGGCCGGGCCATGCAGGAACTGATCAAGCGGAAGAACATCCGGTACGTTTCCGTCGAACACGGGGGCGATGAAGCGGAGAACCCGCTGACCCGCCGTATGGAGGCCGCGAGCCTTGTCTTCGGGGGCTTTGCCTTCGTCAACAAGGGAGCCTGCAAAGTTTGCAGGATCAACGAGGCCGCACCGGCAGAAGAGACAACCCCGGCAGACAAGCCGGTGGAGCAGGAAATTATGGCAGACAACAAGGAACTTGAAGCGGCAATTACTGCCGCGGTAACGGCAGCCACCGCCCCCATCATGAAGGAGCTGGAGGCTGTCAAGGCAGCGCAGAAGCCCGCCGAGGTCAAGGCACCGGAGATCCCCAAGGAACTCGCGGAACTCCCCGGGCAGATCAAGGAACTCGCAGCACTTCCCGCAGCGATCAAGGCCCTCGCGGACCGTGTCGATGCCCTGGAGAAAGACGGCACCGTCAAGACCGGCGCCGCTTGCGGCAAGGAGCTCGAAGCCCTGCCGGAGTTCTACATCCCTGTAGACCGGAAGAAGGGCACTATCGGAGGCCAGTAACATGACAGCCACAACGTTTGTCGCATTCGACCCGAAACCCGAACGGCCCACCGGTCCGACACGGACCTTCAAAGCGGGCGCAACGATCCTGATGGATCAGGTCGTCGCCTTTGCCGACACCGGCGTCAGCGGCACAGTCCATCCCGCGACCACCAGCACCGGTGCTGTTGTCGGGGTTGCCCTCAATTCCGCAACCTCCGGACAGGATGTGACCGTCGCGATGGATGGATCTATCGTGACAGTCACCATGGAAGCCGACGACTCCGCGATCGACGCGGGTCACTGGGTCATGGTCGGAGCAGTTGCCGGCACTGTCGTCGAATATGACCCGGCGATTGGGGCACACGCGGCCACCCAGGCTGCCCAGTCCACAGCAGCGATCGGCAAGACCCTTGAAGACTCTACTCTCGGAGCAGCCACGGTCGGATCGAAGGTGAAGATCATCATTCTGACCAGCCCGCAGCACACGCTGGCGAGCTAAGGAGGGACCGAAAACCATGACACAGTTACTTATCAGGGCTCTTGAGGCCGGATTCAACCAGGACTCTTCCGAGCAGAAACGCCTCCAGAACACCATCATCTCCCGTGACCTTTCAGCATTCGAGCGGGCGACAGGCACACGGTATATGATCGAGGGTGCAGACGGCAAGATCAAGCCCGCCCGTGAACTGCTCCTTTCGGAGGCAGTCGAATCCACCACGCTGATCCAGACCGAGATCAATCGGACGATTATGGATGGCGCCCAGCCCGCCCGGTGCATGCGGGACGCGATCCCCATCATCCCGATGAACGCCAACGCAATGCAGATCAACATTGGGGATTCCGGCAGGTATGCACCGTTCGTGAAGGAGGGTTCGGAATACACGGTCAAGAACCAGGCATACACTGCCCGCACATGGACCGCGAAGAAGATCGGAGAGATTCCGCTCTGTACCAAGGAGATGGTCGACGACTCGCTCTTCGCAGTCATTGAGCAGGAAGTTGCAGCAGCTGGCCAGGCGTGCGAGAATACCCTCAACCAGTGGATGCTGCAGGTCCTTCTCGACAACGCAGGGAACGAGTACGATATCAACGCCGCTGTCGCCGCTCTCGGTGGTGCCGCTGCCATCCGGGAATGCAAGGCACTCATCAAGGCTGATGGGTTCCAGGCCGACCGGTTCATCTACCACCCGCAGGTCGAGACTTACATCTTCAAGGACTACACCCCGATCGCCTACAACCCGGTTGCGCAGGAACAGATGCGCACGGGCCTGCTCCCGATGATCCTCGGATGCCGGCCGTTTGAATGCGGGGTTGACCTGACCACTACGTCAGCACCGACCGCCTCGGCATCATACACCTGGGGCGCACCGACAGACGGCTACATCGGAATGTGCCTCTTCGACAGTCGGAAGGTCGGATACATCGGCATGAGGCAGGACCTCTTTGTCGAGGACTACCG